TTGTTCTGTTTTAGCAGACTTATATTTGAAATTGTGCTGCTCTTTTTTGTAATCCATCCATATTTTAATAGTTTCTTTAAATGTTGGAGTGTTAAAAGGATAAACTAAATCTTTATTTATTACATTATCATTTACACTTACATTAACATTATCATTTACATTAACATTTACATTAACAGCTTTTTTTGCTTTAGTTTGCTTTTCTAAAAAACCATTTGCTTTTTTTGCTTTCTCTTGCTTTTTAGGTCGTCCACCTAATTTTCCAGCTTCTGACCTTTTGTTTTTAATATCCTCCCATTTAAGTAAATCTCTTTTAAATTGCTGTTTAACAGGTTCAAAAGCTATTTCAAGAAGTAAATCATCAGTAGCTGGGTTTTCATCATTTACATAGGATAAAATGTGTTTGAATAGCTTGCCAGCGTATTCATCAGAAAGCTTATCAACTGTTGCTTTTATGTCAGTGTATAATATGAATGATTTTTTGTCTTTAGCCATTGTATCTTTCTTTGTGTACTTTGTTAAATGGTATTAAGACTAAATGCGCTTCTTCAAACCTTTCTCCACACTTAATGCAGTTTTTTATATATGGATTATCCTCATGACATTTAAACTCATGAATACAACATGGACTCCATGATTTGACTGTTTGCTTTGGGTTTGTTTGCTTGTTTGGAAAAGCCTCTTCTATGTCAATGATCTTAAGCGGTTCATAAAATTTCTTAAGTTCTTCTGTTTTTGTTTTAAGTATCATATTAAAAAGTTTAAGGGAGCTTTTATTGCTTAGACATCCGCTCCCATTTTGTTAGAGTTTTTTTACTACTATTGAATCTTTTTTGAATTTGTATTTAGGTACATCTACACACTCCCCATCTGCTAAAATCATTTGTCCATCACTTAGCATGGTAGCTCCTTTTTCAAGGCCCTGTAAAGCGTGTTTTACTTTGTTCTTATACCTATCTAGTTCTTCTATTTTTTCAGCTATTACAGGCACGCTTGAATAATCTATTATGCGGCCACCTGTTCTTTTTTGTATCTCAAAACCGTTTCTAATAAATGACTTGTTATCAGGTGCTTCTAGTTCGCACTTATCCATTGCCATTGGTTCTATTTGTTTTAGTGTTTCATCTAAAACCTTTTTAATCATTCTTAGTGTTGTAAAGACTTCTATTTCGTTGCCTTCTTCTGCTTTGTCTGCTAGTTCACAAAAAATGTCTTCTTGCTGCTGAATAGTTGCTTGCCATTCGTTTATAGTTTCTTCATGGTGTACTAATTCATCTTGATAGTCATGCCATTGGTTTTCTCTATATTGATGAAAGTCTGCTTCTGTTAAGTCTTGGTATGTTCTTTTACTTATTCCCATTGTCATTGTTTTTAAAGGTTATGTTGTTAAGGTTTTCTAAGTCTTGATTCATGTTTTCATGATACCAAGTGTCTAATGGTTCTTTGCCTTCTTCTAATTCTTTTAAAAGAAGCTCGCATTGATTTTTTATGCTTTCTATATGTTCAAAAATTGTCATGGTTTTATTTTTTAAAGTCATCGGCTTCATCTTCTCCATAAACTCCAAGAGAATAGCCCTTTGTTAATTTCAATATTGCTCTACTCATTGCACGCTTTTCTGCCATTTCTAAGTAATATTTGTTGTGTGATGTTTCAACTGATGCGCTGCCATAGGTTTCTATAACCTCATCATTAAGAGTTGCTACTGCTTTTACAGCACAATAGTCTTGAGTAACTGTTATTTCTTTGTATGTGATTTTAATGCCTTTAGCAAACATTATTTTCTCAATACCTGTTCTAGTTATTATTGTGTAGAACTGATGCTTGTGTACATCTTCTTTAGTAAGGTTACATTCTTGGTATAGTGTTCTGAGTTGTTCTGTTTTATTCATTTACTTTATGATTTAAAGCGTTATTAATAAGCGTGTAGTCTTCTTTAGAAATTACCACGTATTCGTTCTTTTTTAAAAGCTCTTTTGCTTTGTCTATTTTCTGCTTCTTATCCCTGTAAGCATGAAATATTTGATTATGTATTGCCATTTTATTTTATATTATTTAAGTCCTTATGTGAAATCCTATAAACCCCTATTGATGGGCTGGATGCTTTTATCTTACCTTGATGAATCCAGTTAAGCATGGTTCTGTAAGAAATTCTGTGATGTTTAGCTGCTTCTGAAACTGTATAAAGTTTGTTTAGTTCATTATACTTTTGAAGTGCTTGAAATACTGCTTGTTCTATTTCTTGTGTTTTCATGTTGTTAGGGTTTTAGTTTCCTTATTCACAAAATTTTGCATGATTGAGATTAACTTATCTTGATGTTTGTTTGGCACTTGATAAAAGCCACCAAACCAATTATTGCGAACCGATAAAGGATTAAGATTGAAATGTTCAGCAACAAGCATTGTAAGCTCTTTTTTATTGCTAGTTTTGTTATATAAGTGTTTAATATTAGAATTGTGCATTTTTATACTTTATTTGCGTAAATACTTCACAAATATATACAAATAATATTAATAATAATAATTATGTATAAAAAAATGCAGTAAAAATATTATTTATACCTGTTATGAATAACAAAAAAAAATACAATTAGGAAGTAAAAATGTATATATAAACGTTTAAATTTTGTACTTTAACGTAACCCTTATGAAAAAGCCCTATGTCCACACCAGCAAAACGAATAGATTCACTGATAAATGCTTTAAATCTTAACATAAACTCATTTTCTAAAGAGTGCGGTTATCCTACATCTGCTACCATTTGGAGACTAATTAATGAAGGTGCAAAGCCATCAAACCCAACATTAAATAAAATCTGTAATAGATTTCCACAAGTAAACAGAGAATGGTTAATGACTGGTTACGGTTCAATGTTTACAACTCAAGAAAATGAAGATTTAACTGTTACTGCTAAACAGGTAATTGATAATTTGAAAGAAAATACAGAAAGTCTTAAAAGCGAAATTAAAGACTTAAAAAATCAGTTAAAATTTATCCGCGCATCTCTTTTAGGAATTGAGATGTTCCATGGCATTGACATAAAAACAAAAACAATAAAAAATAAAAATGTTTAATTGTTTTTAACATTTATTAATTTTTAATTAAAACTTAAAAAATTTACGTTCTATTTTGTATTTTAGAAGCATGCATGAATCACTAGAATTTATTTTAAACTTTAACGAAAATCATCACTTGTACACAGAAGAAGAAAAAGAAAGACTATTGATAGAATGGAAGAAAATGTACAGTGAATATCTTGTCCAAAAAGTAGATGCACAGTTTGCTAAAATATAGCATTTACATATTTTTCCAATTCATTTTCTTGAAACTTCTTATAAGTCTTTAATGTCTTAGGGTCTCTTATGCCTGTTATGGCCATAATAATGTGATCAGGAACATTACTATTTGCTGCAATAGTTATAAATGTTCTCCTTGCAGTATGTGAACTTACTAAGCTGTAAAATGGTTTTATTTCTACTATTCGCTTACTGCCTTTATATTTAGTAGTGGTAACTTCTTCATTGAATCCAGCTATCTTACAAACTTCTTTGATATTGTCGTTAAACTTTTGATTACTTACTTTAGGCAATCTCCACTCCCATCTTTCAAGTAAAGCATTTAATTTCTTAGATATTGGAATATAACTTTTGTATTGTGTTTTTTCTGCTCTCTTAACTATTCTATTGTTTATTACATCTGATTTTTTAAATACTGAATAATCGCTGAATCTTTGTCCTGAATAAATACCTATTAAAAACAAATCTCTGTATTTATCTAAAACAGAATTTAATTCTAAATTTTCTAATATTTCAATTTTATCTTTTGTCAATGAAACATGGTCTGCATCATGAGTTTTTACTGTTACTTGATTGTAAGTTTCATCTGTTTCTATTCCTGTGTATCTGCACCATTTTAAAAAAGTCTTGAAATAACCTAAGTTTCTATCTATTGTAATATCTGTTAGATTGTGGTCTTTTCTTAGATAATTTACAAAACCAATTAAAAAACTTTTATTAACCCCTAAAACCCCTATTTGAACCCCTGTTTTGTTTTCGTATGCAATTAACTTGTTTCTAAGTGCTGAATATTTTTCTATTGTTCTTGATTGATATTTTCCTAGTGATTTTTTTTCTTCTACATATTTATTTATTAAATCTATTACTCTATCATTAGAAACTACTACATGCTTAAATTTAGCATCTAAACGCTTTTTAAGTTCACTTCTAGTTACTTGTTTCTTTTCTAGTTCTATATTACTAATTGAAACATGTAAGTGTTCTACTATTCTATTAAGTTGGTTTGTGATTTGTTTTATTTCAAATCCAGCAGCTCCAGCTTTAGCTTTTGGCATCCTACTTTCTTTGTTCCAGTTCTTAGGATTTATTGAAATTCCAGTTGAATAAACAAAGGTTTGTTTTTCAGATTTTACATAATATCTTAGACGAATTGCTGATTTTTTATTACGTGGATTGTTTAGAAAAAAATACATTGTGTATAGTATTGTGTACAGTTTTTATGTATTTATTTTACACATTCTGTGTTGTTTAGTTACAATGATAACTAAAATAAATCTGTAATTTTATCATATATTACAATTAATGTGTAAAATAGTGTAAAAAGGTTATAATCCCTTCCTCTCTGCAAACCTAAGCTTTAAACTGTTTTAAATCAATTAGTTAAAGCTTTTTTATTTCAATTGTGTACTCTATTATGTACAGTTTTACTAAAAATAATGTGTTAATCTTGCAACTTGTCCATTAACAGGATGATGAATAAATCCTTCAATTGCTTTATTGTTTGAACTTTGATAACCATTCCTGTGATGCCATGAATCTGCTTCTGATGGACTTCTTAAACTTTCTAATGTAATTCCAGCAAAATCCTTACTTGTTTTGTGGTGTACGTGATGAGTGTATATGTATCTGTGTTTGCACTCACTCCAGTAATTAGCAGCTTCATCAGCAACTACCATAGGTAAAGTGTTATTAGAACAGCCATCTCCATGTGTTGTAGCAATTAAGTTAGAATGATATTTAAAATACTTTCTGTGAGATATTGAACAATCAAAATCAATATTATCACATTTTCTAAACCATGTCTTTATGGTGTCGCTTAAAAAGAAACTACTTTGATAATCATGGTTAGAAGGATTAAAAACAAAAGTAATATCAGCAACACCCATTAAATGTTCTAATACATCTATGTATAATTGTTTCGCATGTAAAAAGTTTTCATACCACATACCGTCTGTATCTTGTGGTGTTCCGCTTGTTGTAGTTCTTTTAGGAGTGTCAACATGTAGAATATCATTACCAGCAACGAATAATATTTTATCTATATTAAAGCCGTTAGACTTATCTAAAATACCTTGCACACCTTCATGAACTCTTTTAACTGCTGTTTCAGTGTCGTATTTATTGCCAGTTTCATATATAGTAGATAGTTTGCCAATATGAACATCTGCTGGATCAATGACTAACAAATGACCATCTTTCTGCTTACTTCTTTTTATTTTTTTATAAGCTGGAGAATGTTTTTTTAGCTCCTCAATTATATCATCTTTAAACTGATTATATGCCTTTAGTCTAAAAGATGGATTTTTAACAAATAAACTGGATTCTTTACTTTTAACCCACAGGTGTTTTATATCATCAACATTAACATTGTTAAAGTCTGCTTCTTGTTTTATCCTTCTGTAATTTTGAATAACATCAATTTCATCTGCTGTTACTCTCATTTTTGGATTGCCTTTGTCCTTGTATCTTTCGTGGTGTTTTTTCATGGTTTGCGTTTGGCAATGCTTCCAAAGTAGTAACCCACTATTGAAAGTACAATGCCTTCTACAATTCCTGTTGTATGTATCATTAGTTCTTTGTTATGTTCAGGAACAGTAATAAAAACAATTGCATATACTAGAAATAAAAAACTAAATAAACCAACAATTCCTGTTAAGTTCATCATCCAGTCTTTTGCGCCTGTTTTCATTATTTCTACTTCACGCTTTCTAGCTGAATCTCTATCCTCTACTTCTAGTTTGTAAAATTCAACTGCTTGCTGATGAAGCATTTTCTTTTCTTCTGATGTTAAATTATCATCGTTTTTAATTAAATTACCTAATACCCCAAGAACCCCCTTATCAGGAAGCAAATCTCCTACTACATCAAGTATTTTAGGAGCTTTATCTTTTAGTAATTTACCTAGTTTACTATCTTTTAGCTTTTTCATCTTTTAAATATTCAATCGCTTCTTCACTTCTTGGTTTATATCCTTTAGGTTGTAACCCTAGTTCAAAGCCCCATTTTTCTGCTGGAAAACAAGGACAAGATTTGAGCCATTCTTTCTTTTCAACTTTTGAATCCCCGTCACTGTCAGGACTCAAATCTCGGTGTCCTACTATTACTGCTTTTGGATAAATATGCTTGAGCTGTTTAATCATCTTAATTAATAGCTCTTTTTGTCTTTCTGTTCTTGTGTCTTTTGGCTTGCCGTTGTTATCTAAACCCCCAATGTAACATATTGCAGCAGCTGTTTTATTCGCTCCTCTAACACTAGCAGGAATCCTGCTTAATGGCCTTCCAAATTCTATTTGCTGAAATCCAATGATATAATGATAACCTATGTCGGACCATCCTCTTGCTAGATGCCACTTCCTAATTTCATCTGCTGTTATTGCTTGTCCTTCTCTAGTTGCAGAACAGTGAATGTGAATTTCTTTTATTTGTCTATTCATCCTTATATCTTTTAGTTGCCGTTCTTTTTTTCGCGTTGGAGATCAAACGGTTTTCCATTTTCACAATCTTAACTTTAAGATGCGTGTTTTCTTTGATTAAGTCATCAATCTTATTTTCTAGTTCTGAAATTTTTGCAGTTAGGTTTTTAATCTGTTCAGTAAATACATTGTCTACTCTTTCTTCTTTCTTTGCTCCTATATCAATCTTTTGCTTAACGATAGACCAAATTTCTTTAATCCCTAAAGCACCTACTAAAGAGGATATTATTATTAATAATGATTCATTCTCCATTTTTATATTATTTACCTTGTCCACGATATTTCTTTTTATAACCTACTTGTCCCTTACTAGCATTTTTGCTATGCACTCCTTTTCTTTTCTTTTTCGGCCTTCCTAATATGCTGATGGAATATCTCATTCAGGCATAGGTTCTGACCAAGCATCAGTTTGCATCAATTCAAGTGCCTGTTCGTGATTCATTACACTACCTACAATAGGTAAACTTGAATTTGTAATAAATGACGGTTCTGTAATCCACGAAATTAAACCCTCTGTGTTTGCTAGGTTTCTTCTCATTGTTTGAGCTGATGATTGATTAACCTGTGAAAAGATTACTTTATCTGTATTCTCTAAATTAATTACTGCGTATTGTCTCATTTTTTTATTTTTTAATATTTTTAACTAGGTACTGAAGTTGATTTTGCGTCTGCTCCCATACCGTAACTAACTGCATTTGCTGTACTGTAAGGTGCATCTCCTATAATATTATCAGCTCCTCCCATACCATCACTTAATCCATTTGCTGATGTACCAACTCCATTAACTATCGAATCTTCTGCTGGTGCTAAATTTGCTCCTGTTCCATTATTAGTTCCTTTCTCATCTAATACAGTCCACACATTAGAATCATAACTCATATTTTCTCCTAACTGCCACCAGCCAACTAAGTTTGAATAAGCACTATGATTATTTAGATTTGAGGGTTTACCTTGATTATAGATTTCTGTGACTTGTGTAGATGTTAAAGCTGCGTTCCATATAGAAACATTTGAAAGTTCTCCATTTATGGTGGTTGCACTACTAAACCATCCACCTATAATAACTTTTTTACTTGTTAAATCTAAAGTTTGACCTGATAATGTAAAAGAATGTACGGGAACACCGTCAAAATACACATTACAGTTTCCATTACCATTAAAAACACAAACAACATTAGTCCAACTATCTAGTGGAAATCCTGTTATATTGTTGTTTCCAAATGAGCCCCTAAATCTCATTGTGGTGTTAGTATGCATATAAACGGTAAATTCACCAACCGTAGAACTAAAATCTCCAAATGTAAAGAAACCTTTACTCGAGTTACCTGTTGGAATTTTAGCCCAAAATGAAACAGATAATTGAGACGTAGTTCCTAATGCATTTCCTAAACCTGTTCCACAATCTATATAATCACTACTTGCAGAATCAAAATTTAAAGCGTACCTAGAATAAGGAGTAGTAATATTAAGATTAGATTGAACTAAGTTAGCAGCAGTCATACCGCTAGATGTTCCTGTATTTGAATTAGAACTATCATCAGGAATTGACCAAGTGGTTGTTGATGAATCAAAAGTAGCAGAAGCATCTAGTTTCCACCAAGCTTGTAAAGAAGTAAAGCCACTCATATCGCTTAATGGTGTTCCATTATTGTAAAGCGTTTCTACAGAATTAGAACCTATTGCAGATAAAGCTGTGTTAAATATTTGAACATTTGAAAATAAAACATCAGTCGCTCCAGATAAATTATTACTACCTAATTTAATATTTTCAAAATTTAAATCTAAACTTGTGTCTGTACTATATCCACTTCCAAACCTATATGTAATAGCTTGTGATTGACCATCTATATATATAAATTTAGTTGAACCATCATAAACATAAGTCATATTATGCCATTCTCCGTCTTGGTAAGTAGTTACGCCTGTAGTTAAAGCAATGTGCTGCTTAACTCCTGTATAATTAGCAAACCAAGATAACCCAATATTTGCAACAAAAGAAGTTGCAGCTCCAATAGACATTGCAGAACTTGTATTGCTTCCATAAAATAATCCCTGATACCCACTAGCAGTATCTGCTTTAAACCATATTGAAATTGTTTTAGGACCAGCAGGCGTTGAAAAAGAAGTATCAATATATTCATTGTAATCTCCTTTAAACACATAATCCTGTAGAGCTCCGTTAGGCACTAAATACTCTGAGCCGTTAAAAGCTGCATAGTCTCCTATTGGATAGTAAGCAACAGGTTTTCTACCTCCACTTATTGCCATTGGATTGCCTACACCATTAGTAGAGTTACCATATAATTCAGCTATTTGATTTACAGTTCCTCCTGTTCCATCTGTAAGAGCATAGTCAAAGATTGCTACGTGGTCTATTTTGCCATCAAAATAATTATTATTATATGCTCCTATATGAGTAGATGATGAAGCTCCATAGGTAAGTGAATTTGTTTCAGGCTGACTATAAGGTGAGCTATTATTTATGTATAATTTTAAATTTTGCTTATCATAAGTTGCTACTACGTGAATCCAGTTATTTGTCGTTATTGTAAAACCAGCAGCTTGAACAAATTGCCAAGTAGAACCATAGCGAATATAAAAATAAAAATTATTGCTAATAACAGTTAATAAATAACAACCAGTGTTTCCATTTCCATTTCCTGTAAATAATATTGCTCCATAACTTATTATATTTTTAAAGTTTACCCACGCACTAATACTTACAGCATTTACTGGTTGTAAAATAACATCATTTCCACAGTCTATAAGTTCAGTCCCATCAAACTCCATAGAATAGTTTGACACTTTGCTACTGTTTGAGCTTTTAGGCATACGCCAATTTCTATTGTAAAATTCTGTACTCATTTACTCTCCCATTTTATACCAAGCTACTAGGTTACTAGAACTTGCATTAGTTAAACTTGTTAATGAATTTGGTTTACCTGAACCACTAGGCTGCTCGTTAAATATCTCTGTAACTGCATCACTGCTTAAAGCCGAATCCCATAGTGATACTTCATCTATGTTTCCTGCAAAATAATAACCTGTGAAACCATATTGAGCTTTAGCTATATTGAAATTTGTAGAAGCATATGCAGCTGGGCTTGCTGTTCCTGTTGCTACTGATGTATTATCTATAAAAATTGCAGTATTAGTACCATCATAAGTAAAACAAAAATGATGCCAGTCACCAGCAACTATTGCTGGAATAGTACTGCCACTTGATAAGTCATATTGTGTAAGAGTATTATTAACGTAAAAATATAATTTTGCATTAAACATAAGAACTCTAAAGCCATTATTTCCAGCTGTATTAGAGTTACCTAAAATTCCATCTATACCGTAAAATGGGCCAGGTGTATTATCATAATTTATCCATAAAGAAATACTAAATGCAGAAGTTAACTGTAAGTCAGTAGGATTACCTAAATCAAAATAGTCGTTTAGTCCATCAAAGCTAAATGACCTAGTAGATTGATAAGGTACTGCTGTTACGCCTACTGTTTGTCCGCTTTGCACTCCATCAACAGTATATGTAATAATATGACTATCAATAGTAGAAGCAGATAAATCTATTTGACCTGTTGAACTATTGAAAGTTCCTGTATCTACAAAGACTAAACCAGCAGAAGCATTAAAAGAACCTCCAGCAGTTCCTGTGATAGTTGGAGTAGGGTCTGCTTCTCCTTGATTATAAGAACTAGCTGAATAACTAAAAGCAGCACTTGTTCCTACTATTGCTGTTTCTCCAGCGTAGCTTTCAGCATATATAGAAGCAGCACCAATAGTGTTTTGATATTTACCAAAACCGTTATCATTGTTCTGCGTTGCCTTACCCCATCCTATTGTGTTTGCCATAATCTTAAGTTAAAACCCATCCGCCAAAATCATCTGAATAATCAGGGCTAATGTCATCATTACTATTTGTAAAATATTCAGGAAACATGCTACTTGCATTAAAATTTAAGAAGTCAATCATTCTTGTGGAATAATACTGAGCAGCATCCCTTTCTTTTTCTACCATTTTATCAATTTCTTCTCCTGTTAGTGCTGTTGCATTTTCAGGATTGTTTCTGTAAACACCACCGTTTCCAATTGTAACACTTAAATAAGGTAAAGCATACATCATTGCATAATGAATTAAAGTTGGTTTGATGTATTCTGAAACCAAAGTCAAGTAATTGCCTGTTAGTGTTTGTGGATTTGCAGCTATGTCAGCAGATATTTTATCATAAAGTTTAGTCCCTAATAACCTTTCAATGTCTATTTTTTGGGCCATGTCTATGTAAGGCAGCAGTTTATCAGTGTCAATATTTCCATTGGCTGCTGTGAACCTTGTAATATCTTTTCTTTGTATGAATAATGCTTTAGCCATTTTATATTTTAAATTTTCTTAATTTACTTTCTGCTGTTTGAAATTTTATTTGATAATCTTCAATTTCTTGTGCTGCTTTTGTTAAATTTTTACCAGCAGTAGTTTTTCTTATATCAACACCTAATTCTTTACCTATTTTATCAATTCTTGCAAACATCTTATCAACTTCTCCACTTAATTTGTTTAATTTTTTTAAACCATCATTCATTTTAAATGCTCCACTTAAAATATCATCTGCTGCATCTTTTTTAGAATTATTGTAAATTTTTTCAGCTTTTATCATAAAATCTCTAGCTTCTTTTTCAGCATTTAACTCTATTCTTTCTGCACTTAACTCTACACTCTCATTATGTAGGTTTAACTTTTTATATATTCTTTCTTGTGTTGTCATTATTTAAATTGTTTTTATAAATTGTTTTATATTTTTTAAAACAGGTTTATATTCTTTTGCATCTTTTACAGCAATTTTTGCATCTTTTAATTCTTCTACTCTATTCTCATCAACACCTAATTCTTTTGTTATTTTCTGTACTTTAGAAATTAGTGCTTCCATTTTATTAGCTGCTTTTAATGCTTCTTCTATTTTAGTTTCTGCACTTTTTGCTTCACTTAATAAACCTTTAATTTTAGAATTAGCAGTATCAGTATTCCTATAATAAAGTGTATTTAATTTTTTTAAATCATCAACAACACTTAACTCTACTCTATGCGCTTCCAATTCTACCTTGTTAATGCTGTTCAGTTTGCTATATATTCTTTCTTGTGTTGTCATTATAATTTATTTTTAATATATTCCACTTAATATTTTATCAATAGACTTAATGTTTTCATTAACTTGAGATTCAAATTTTTCAATCTGTTTCAAAGCATTTGAAGCACCTAATTCTTTTGCAATTTTTTTAGATTTTGCAATTTTTTTAAATAAACTTTTATTAAGTTTTAATGAGTTTTCAAGTGGTTTTTTAGCTGCTTCTATCATGTCAATTCCTCTAATTGCTCCTTTATTGGCTGCTGCCATTTCTTTTTTTATGTCATCAATTGCACCTAATTCAATCTTATGAGCTTCCAATTCTACCTTGTTAATGCTGTTCAGTTTGCTATATATTCTTTCTTGTGTATTCATATCTTTATTTTGTTGGATAAGCTCCTTGTTTTGGCATATTAACAGGTGCTTTACTTGCTTTTTTATGTCCTCTTGGCTTTGCTCTATAACTTTTAGGAATATCCTTTACTATATCATAATCGCCTAATTTCTTACTACCTTTTTTGCCATCTAAAGCAGCATCAATCTTCATTTTATATAAAACCTCTTTCCATTTGTGTCTACAATAAACACCGCCTTTAAGCTCAAATAAATTGTATTTTTGACCATTGTGCATAGGTAGTTTAGCTGCTGCAAAATTCATATCACTGCTAGCTTTGTCAATGTCTTCAATTCTATAAACAACCCCTCTCTTACTTCTAGCCATCATTGCTTCACAAAACGGCCTTGATTTATTGCCTTTCTTTTTTGGTTTTTTAGAACCTTCTGCATACTTATATCTTACTTTGTAATAAGATTTATCTAAATAAGAAAAGCCCTCAGGATTGTTTTTTAGTGGTGTGTCACTTTTAACAGATTCAGCAAAATTTACTTCTAAAACACTACCAGCCCAGCTTTCAAGACTTTCATTTTCATTGTCTACATCTCTTTCATCTGCAACCTCCCATTCTTCACTCATTACTTCTCCATGTAAACCATCTAAAACAGCATTGAAAACATCATCAGGTAAATCAGATTTATTTGCCATCATTTCAATTTCACTATATAAAGCATCTTCTTGCTTAACTCCTGTTTCTTCTTCTATTACTTCTTCATTAGTAACCTCAATATCCATAAACTCTAAAGGGTCAAGTGTCTTAAAGTATAGATTTAGTGAAATATCATTTACTGCCAAAACCTCATCTAAACAGTCTATTATTAAATCTTGATAAGGTCTTATAGTAGTGTTTGAAAACAGTCTTTGTGCGTTTTCTATTTCTTCTGAATTTGAACCAAGACCACTATTTCCATCTCTTAATCCTAGTAATAATGGACTTGTAACTCTGTGAGATAGTAAAATCTTTTTAGAACATTCTTCACTTAGGTACTGATAGTGTTGAGGTGCATCATTTAATGGTATATCTTCAACAGTTGTCTTTTGTTCTGCATTGTGATTAAAAGCAATAATACACTTTTCGCCAAATGAACCTGTTAGCTTGTTCATCACTTGGCTTTTAATCTGTTGCATTTTTTCTTCTGATGGAATACCTGAGTTAAAATTTATAACCTTAGTCCCCGAAAAAGAGTTTTGAGCATCATTGATTAAGTAGTCTGCAATCTCCTTCTCCAAAGTAGCATAAGAAGTAGAATAATCTGCTGGGCTTATGTAATGATAACCAGTAACATATCTTTTAATAATCTTTACTTCATTGCCTGTTCCTTTACTACCAAAAACAGGTATTTTAGTTAGTTCAGTGTTGTTTCTAACTTTTGACCAATCAGCACTATAATAATAGGCTTCTATATCGCCGTTTTCGTTGCATTTCTCAGGTCTTAACGTTTCCCTTGGAAAATGTGTAACCTTGTGTACTTTTTTGCCCTTATAACTAATCTGTAGAGCCGCTTCGCCCAACATCTTTAAATCCAAACTGATTTTCCTTAACACATCAGGTTTAAGAAGCTTTTTCATTTCTGCAAACTGCTCAGGTTTTTGAGCTGCATCTGTTGCTTCTAATCCTCTACCATAAATCTGTTGAGCAATACCTGTAATCACTGCTTGATTAGTAGTAGAATCCATAAAACAGTCAATAAGACCTTGATAATAAGCGTTATCTTCTCCTACTCCAACCCAATCGCGATTAGTTTCTTCTGTTACTAATGGCCTTTCATATTGGCTTAATTCTATAAAGTGCAAGTTGTTCATCCTTCGTAGTATATAAATTCGTTAGCTGTTGGAATTTCAGGTGCTTGAGTATAAACTCCGCTTGTCATTTGGTATGCGTTTGCAGTTTGATCTGTACAGAAAATTTTATCTCTAAATATTAAAACATCATCTGTTGCATTTTTAACTTCTACTCTATAAAAAGAACCTTCATCAAGTGTAATGTCAGCAGCAAAAGTGTTATAAAAGCTAGTAGTGCCTATTGTTGCTATTGAAGAAGAAAGAACATTCTTATTTTTGTCTTCTGAGTAAATGAAAATAGAATAAGTCTTGCTATCATCTATATTTTCACGTGGAATAAAATTTATTGTGCCTCCTGTTGTACTTAGTATTTGCATATTTAATTTTTTAAAAAAAAAGGTGGATAAAATTTTACACTCATCCACCCTTTTCACACCCATGTACTATACCCCTTAACACATAGTACTTTTTAACCTAGTTTTTAGCTGTTAGTTCCTACTACAACTGTACAAGTAGCTGATGAGCATCCAGCAAATGGATTTGCTCTAGTTGCACTTGCAATGAAGTTAGCTGGCAATACTTCTTGACCTGTTAAAGTAAGTCCTGATGTACCGCTCATATCTCCCATTGCTGCACCTGTTGTTATAGTACCTCCTGAAACTGATAAACCGTTTTCTTTTCCAGCTAAAAAGAAGTTTCCGTTGTTGTCTTCAATAACTGCGTGAGGTCTACCATAAGAAAGAAGTTTTAACTGTACTAAATCTTCTTTAGTTAGCTTTTGTAGGTTTAATGTTAAAGTTTGTTCAAAAAATGTTGTTCCGTTGTCAGGTTCGCTTGTAATAGCTTGTTCAAGTGAATTTGCTCCTTTTACTAAATATTTGTATGCTGAAAATGTTCCTGAAACATCAGTTACTTCATCTGCTGTTAAAGTAATATCTCCCAAATCTCCATAATCTACAAAGTAAACCGCAAATATACCACCTGTTACATCTTTACAAGGTACGTTCCTTCCTGCTGATAAATCACATGCCATAATTTTATAGTTTAAATAGAGGGGTATTACAACCCCTCATTATTAGTTAATTTCTTAAGCGTGGTAAAGAACGATTTCAGAACCAATTCCATACTGAACACCTGCTGTATATCTCATGATCACTCTGAAATTTTGAGAACCATTAAGATTAGCCATGTCTATAATCTTAGCTTCGTTATAGTCGCTTAAAAGACCTGTTCCAAAGTATAAGTTTGATTTCTGAGCTGCCATTGCAGTGTCATCATTTAATCCATTTGCAATAAATAACTTAACACCATCAAATAGTAAGTTATCTCCTAAATCTTGGTTTGTACCTCTACCTTCATAACCATTAGAACCAACACTTGCAAATCCACCTAAAGCTCTAACGTAAGCTCTAGCAATGTTTTGTGAAACATAAATGTGTAAATCTTCTTTACCGTAAAGAGCAGAAGGAATTGCATCTACAATAGAACCTAGTTTGTCAATAACGTTTGAAGAAGTTACAGCAGCGTGAGAAGCTACATCAATAACATCTGAATCTGCTAATGCTAATGGAACTAATCCATCAAATTGTCCAGCAGAAGCATTTGCGCCTTCCCATATGTTTGTTTCAGTGCTTTCTGCTACTAATCCAGCAACATGTCCTAGTATATAGCTAGAAAAGTCTTTTGGTGGATTGTTATAAGCTGAAAAGCCCATTGAAATCGCTTCCCATGAGTTTACAAAATCTTTTGTACAAAATTCCATATTCACTTGGAACTCCTCAGGTTGTAAGATTCTTTCAGTCATTGTAACTGTTCCTGTTGCATCAAAACCACAGGTCGCATCCTTAATTACGTTAGCATCAGTTGCTAATTTTTTGATTACTTCTTTAAATTTTACATTTTGCTTTACAGTAATACCACCTTTTGCTATTGTGTTACCCTCTAAAAGAGCAGCAGCAATATATCCAGCAGCATCTTGTCCAGCGTATGTACTTGTTAAGCTTGTTGTTGTTGCCATTTTATTTGTTTTTAATTATTATTTAGTCTGTTGTAAATCCTATCCATTTTAGTTTCTATTTTATTGGATATTTTGAAATTGAATTTTTTATCTTCTTTTTCAGGATTATGTTTAATAGGTTCAGCGACATCAGCAGATAGTTCTTCTTTTTCTACTTCTTCTTTAACTTCTGTTTCTTCGCTCATCTCTTCTTTATCTCCGATTTTCTCGATCATTGACTTAATTTCTTCTACTGCTAAAGCAAATTCTTCTTTAGTAACATACATTTCCTCTTTTTCTTCTTCAAGGTCTGTTTCTACTTTTGCTTCTACTTCTTCTTCTTTAGCTTCTGCAATAGCATCAATTAAACCTTCTTCTTTTACCATTAGCTTTCTGCCATCTTCTAAGGCATATTCTCCAACAGGAAGTGCAATTTCTTCTTCTTCTGATTTAATAAATATTGCTTTGCCAGCTTCGAAACTTTCAGCAACTAAAATAGTGCCGTTTTCTAATTTTAATTCTTCGAGTTGTACAGATACTTCTTCTGAAAGTTCCACACCAACCACGTTCTTGATTTTATTAAGTATTTCTTGCGCTTTCATGTCTATAATCCGCTTAAAGACATAAAATGATATACTTTTTATAAAACTTTTTTATACTGGACCTATGCCTTGTGCTTGATGTGAACCATCACAGCATTTAGAATGATAAGTATTATCAGCACACAAACATCCCCTTTTACCACCTTTAGGAGATGTCTTACTCATTGTTTTGTTTTCTCTTTTCTTTTTCATTTTTTCTTAACGCATTTATGTTTTTGATAGTCTTTCTTATAACCTTTTGGACACTTGTATTTTTTAAGTGAATGCTTTTCACATGGCATATACCATTGTTTGTCTTCAAACTCATGTGTGTGTATTCCTTCACATCCTATATTAACAGCCATTTCTTCTGCTTTTTCTTTAGTTGAATAAGCAAGCCTATCATCTATAATAGCAAAGTCATCATTTATAAGCATTGACTCCAAATTAATTTCTCCTAGTTCTTTTAGCTTGCTTTCACTCCATCTTAAACCAGCTTTTCCACCCCACAATAAATAAGAGATAGTTCCACACGCTTGATTGTCGTTTTCATCGTAATATTCAGAAGCTCTTGATAAATAGCTGTACATTCTTTTGATGGTTTCTAAACTGATGTTTTTTTTGTCTCTTAGCTGCGTGGCTCTTATTTTACCTACTTGAGTTGCACACTTATTACTTACTTTTTCGTTAAGTTCAATTCCACGTTTAGCATTGTTACTAACTGAATCAGGATAATCGTTGTAAGTTTCTAAAGTAATTTTTTCATCTTTTACAATATCTCTAATTGTGTTTAGCATGTAAACAGCTTCACTTTCTAAAATAGCTTCCATTTCTTGTGCTGTGCTATCTCTTTTCATTTTTGCTTTGTCTGCAAAATATCCTTCAATTGAAAAACCTTTTACTTTTCCGCTTTTTACGTAGTCATTCCAAACCTCATCATTTTCAACTTTCATTGAAATCATCCAAGTGCCAACAGGAACTTCCAAACCATACTTAGCAGATTTATCCATTTTAGTGTCTTCTACTATCCAGCTTTCAAATACTGTTAAATCATCTATTCCCATGCTATGTTCTAAAGTAGCATTGTTTTGATTACCGTTCTTAAAAAATAGTTCTGCTGCCCTTCTTACAGTGTCTTTAGAGAAATAAACATAAAACATGTCTTCTCCTTTTTTTCTAAATATTGGCTTATTAGGTATTAAGGCAGCTCCCATTAAGATGCGCTTTTCTTCATCTACCGCTGCTAATTTCACTTCTTGTTCTGCTAATGCAATAAAATCACTTTCTATTGCGCCGTTCTCTACGATTGACACCGCATCTATTCCAGTCATCTCGTTTTCTTCATCTAATATTAATTCTACTATTTCCATTTTATTTGTTTTTATAACGTTGCTCTACTTACTATTGCATTATTTAATTGTTGCTGTGTTGTAACTGCTCCAGCTACCACAAACGCTTGTACAGGCCCTTGACTTCCTACTGCGTTTGCTATTTGATTAACTCCTGAATTTCCTACTATGTTAAATTGTGGAGGTTGACTTCCACCACCAACACCACCACCACCAGCACCGCCACTGGATGAACCGCCTAATGTAGCAGCTTCAAATCTTTGTTGTCTTATTTTATTTACGTTTGCTAATCCAGCAAAAATCGCAGCTCCAGCAGCAACAGCACCTCTAATTGGAGAAGAAGGATCAGGAACAGGTAAAAACTGAGATTGATAAGCACTGTTAGCACTGGAATAAGTAGTCATTAAAGCACCAGCAATCTGTGCCGCCTTTTGCCTATCAAATGCTTTCTTTGCTCTTTTGTTATTAGCAGCAAGCATCTTTCTTTTTTGTGCATCAGTTAGCTGTTCATTGTCAAGAATGTCATTATTCATTCTATTAAACCTATCTTGTGTTTGTTGTGCTAAATCTGACATAGTGTTTAGAACTTGACTAGCACTATCTAAAGAAAACTGTTTGTTTCTTTGTTGTAGTTCTTCTCTTTTTCTAGTTTCTTCTGCTAATGCAGTTGTTAAATCTTTTTCTAGTTGGTTTTTTTGAATGTTGCTATTAGAAATAAAACCTAATAATTCTTGGTTTGCATCTTCCCATGCTTGAGTTCCAAAAGCATATAAATCTCTTTTCGCTTCTAGTCTTCGTGTTTCAAGTTTAATTTCTTTGTTAAGTGTAGTTTCCTGTGCTTGTAACCTTTTTACATCATCATCAATTAATTCATCATTTGCCTTTCTTTGTTCAATAGTTCTTTGATTATAACCATCAAGAAAAGTTTGATTCATTTCTAGCTGTTCTTTTTCTAATGAAGCTTGATTTGTAAGCTGTTCACTTCTAAATGTTGCAACCTGTGCTTCAATAGCTGCTAGTTCATTTAATGCTTCTTGTTTTGCCACTTGTGCATCAACATTATCTTTATCCATTTTAAGCTGTTGATTAGCTAGTTTTAAGGCAAATTGTGCATTTGACTTCATGGCTTTTTCTTGCTTGTCTAATACTTCTCCTAAATCTTCATTGGCTTGTATTCTTTCTTCAATAGTCAATCTTTCATCATCTCTAACTTGTCTTAAACTTTCTGCTTGTAAATCAAATGTTTCAATTAAGCCTCTGTTTACTGCTTCTGCTTTTTTTGCTTCATTTGCAAGGTCTGTGTTAGCTTGAGCTGCTTTAAATGTTTCTTCTGTGTATTCTGTAATGGCATTTCCTACATCATTAAAAAATTCAATAGTTTCATCTGATGTTAATTTTTCTACTGTATCATTAACACCTGTTAAGCCATCCACAAACTTTTTACTTGCTAAAGTTGCTGTTTCTAAAGCACCATCAAAATCCCCTTGAAATACTTGTTTGATTGCAGACCCTAATAATCCCCACATTTCAATCTGTGCCTTTATTCTATTAGTAAGATTTTCTACTATTAGATTACCTAGTCTTTTAATGTCTTCTACTGGATCTTCAAACAATGTTTTGAAAAACCCTTTAACAGTTTTTAAATTATCTTCTATAAAATGAAAAAAATCATTGAAGGCAATAGTAACCATGTTTACTGCTGTGCTAAATCCATCAACTACCCTTTGATTTGTTGAAAACAGCTCTGTTACCATTGATAAACCTTTTATTAAAAGTCCTATACCAACCGCCTTTAAAGCAAGGCCCATTGATTTAAATCCTTTTCTAGCTATTTTTGATGCGTTTCCTGTTTTTTTAACTGTTGCATTTAATTGTTCTGCATCATTATTAACATTTTGAAAATCTCCACCAACATGTCTTAAATCATCATCAATTTTGTTTATTTCTGCATCAACTTGCTTAAGGTTTTTTTGACCCCTGCTAACATTTATCTGTAAGTCTAGTACTTTTGTTATCATTTTTTAAATCTTAATTGTTGTAACCCCTCTTTAATAGTCAAAGGCACTTTGTTTTTGCCTAGTGCTATATTGATGTTCTTATCATATATCTTATGTTCTTTGCAGAACTCTAAACCTTCTAATAGTATCTTTATCATGATGGATTGTTTAATAGTTCAAATTCTGTTTCTCCACTTTGTAGCTTAGTAGTCATTTTATTAATAGTATAAGCATGTGTTCCAATGATTATTTTATCATCTAAAGTCAGTTTGTTTAGTATATGCAACGGCAGCATTGCAGTGAACTTAAATAGTCTAGTTCTTACATCAAACACCCTTTCAATGTAGTTCTTGTAATAAAGGTTAAATAAACTATTTGTATCTCCTGAATAATCAGTGTAAGTATAACTGTTTATTTCACTTCCAAAATGCAGCTCAAATGTTGGTTTAAATCTAATGCTCGAACTATTATATCCATTAGAAGGCAAAAATGCTTTATCTATATTGTATCTAGTTCCAGCAGTTGGAGTTGTAGAAGCTTCTAATGGTCTAACAGTGTCAACAAAATTTATAAAATCAGGCCCAAAAAATATATCATCGTCAAAGTCTTGGTTAATAGCATAAAATAAAAGCGGTTTTCCTATTGTTGGATTCATGTCTGCATCTACAAATAAGCCGTATTGAACATCTGTTGGAGTGTTTGGGAAACCTGATTGTGTAGGTGCAAACCTTATTCTCTCATACATCATGTGTTCAAAAGGTGCTTTTACTTCATATTTACCTACCCCATCGTTGTTTCCTATATACTTTAGTGAACCAAAATCTCTATTAAAAAGTTCTTTAAATTCATCTGCTAAAATTGTTTTTGCCTCTGAGTATTTAAAACTGATTTCTTTATATGGCAAAGTGCCTTCCATTGAATGTTCATCTGTTTTTATAAACTTAGTTAAATCAAGAACATCTCCACCATCATAAAAAGCATCTAATGTTTTAACCTCTATTTCATTGCTTGTGTTCACAAATGCAGTAAGGTTGTGCATTTTAAAAAGCCCTTTTAAAAAGTCCATAACTTTCATATCAGGTATTTGTTCATGAATCTGCACAAAACCATCTTGAGGAGTTAAATTTGATGAATTACTTGTAAATTCTGCTGAAACATCATGTGTTCCATAAAAGTAATGCCAAATGTTAGGCAAATTAAAAACTCCTTCATTTAACTGTTTATATAATACATCAAAATACTCTGAAACAGTTATTTTAAAACTAAATTGAAAAGCACTTTCACTTGTTACTCTACCATAAAGAGTATCTAATGTTGCAGATGTGAAAAAATCGTTAATATTTATTCCATTTCCATAATGTGAACCAATTAAAAATTGAACAGATTGTGTTCCTGTTAGGTTGGTTGCGTTACTTACTGCACTACCTAATGAACCTTTAATAATTTCTAAATCATAAAACACAGTTTCAAATCCTGATGCTGGGGTTACTTCCATAACAACTTTTAAAGATTGATTTGACAATTCTGTGATACGTTGAAGCAAATTTCCAAAAGAAGTACCTTGGTCAATTATTTCAGGTATTTTTTTAATTGTATAAACACCAGTTGAAGTGCTAAAACTCCCTTTAGTGATTTGAGCTGTTGAAATTGTTGGAGCATCTATTGTATCAGTAGTTAAGCTTGTACAATGCGATTCAGAAGATTGACAATTATAGGCATCTACGTTTCCAACCCATGTTCCACCTAATGCCATTTTCCCCTTTTGTCTATGTAACCATAGATACATATTTGTAATAGCTGCATTTTCAAAAAATCCACCTGATGCAAAAGTTATTCCATAACGCAGCTCAATAGCTTTTAAAATTAAACTTACTTTGATAGCTGGCTTTATATCCTCAGGAAATATGCCTCTAGTTGTATTTGTGTTTGCATCATTTATAGTTATGTTTCCAAAATTGTCAAATTCTCCTGTGCTGTTTATTATGTATTTTTGGCTGTGTGCTAATAAAGGATATATAACAGCATCAGAATAAGTAATAGAATCTACTGTATAATCAAAACCGTTTTTAAGGCCATCTATAATGTTTACAGTACTAGCAGTAAAATCAAAGTTTTCAAGCCACTCTAAAGAATCTAAATTATCTTCTCCTATTAAGTCTTTAAATGATACATTGCCACCAAAAAAAGTAACCTTGTATAAACTGGGCCTGTTGTTTTTCATAACAACACTTTCTAATTTGATTACACCATCTCTAAACCTTAAATGATTAAGCTCTATTCTAGCATTTAACATCTTTTGATTATTAACTCCTATTACATCTTGATTGTGCCAATGTTTAAAAAGTTTGTTGTTTGTTTTTGATGCTGGCAGATTAAATGTTTTAGAATAGTCAGTAAATATTTTATCTAAATCTTTTGCATCCTGAATAACCTGTGTTAATGTGATTAAATCTTCTTCCATCAAATCAACGTTCTGAAAAGTCTGAACGGTGTTTACATCAGTTAAAATAGGTTGTATATATAAACTTATTTTTTGCATTATCTTACATTGTTTATGTAGTCAAAACTCATTTCAAAATTCATTGTGTAGTTTATCAATCTATCATTTAAACTTGTCTTAGTTTGCAAATTAGATTCTTTAAGTAATACAGGAAACACATTATTTAAACTATCTACAAGCCATATATATTCACTGAGCAAAAGTTCTTCTAGTGTAATGTTCATGGCTTCTTTTATAAAACCTGTATTAAGAACTAAACTCTGTTTTGCATTACTATTGAAAGTTTGCATGCTGTGTTCAGTAGTGCTGTAAGTATTATAAGTGCTTGCTGGAGTACAAACACCACCTACTAAGGATGAGGTTATTGTGTTTGCTGCAAAAATGGATTTGTTAAAAGTTTCATTTTTAGATTCTAAAGAAGATGTTGATTTTTTAAAGAAATACACATCTTGAAAAGCACCCCACCTATTTAAAAAAACACATTTGTAAGGAGAAAATTTACATTCTTCTACTGCTTCAACAGTAATAGTTCTTGTGCCGCTTGAACTTCTACCTGTAAAGTTTACTACTATGCTATCAATGTTTATAGAAGAACTATAACTTCTTACAACATATTGAATTTTTTGTGGAGAGCTTAAATCATCAGTAACATTTGCTGTTGAAATAGTAGTGTTACCTTCTTTAAATTCAACACTTGTTACATTCTGTGCATTTACTGGAAGTCTTATTGCATCTCCATCTTTTACTTGAATATAGTTTGAACTGATAAGAGCTTCGTTTTCATCTGTAAAATTAACACCTTCTTTAAATGTGTTAAATCCTTCTTGTGCTAAATACACACCATCAGTTGAACTTCCTATTAAAGTACCATCTGCTTTTCTAGCTGTTATTCCTGTTGAAACCCACAAAGATTGCATGTCAGCAGAATAAGTGCCTGTAAAAGGTTGTTCAAAATATTGGTTTACAATTTCAGATATTTCAAATGTAACAGATGTTTCAGTCGGTAGAATCTTTTTTTCAAGTGTAATAGTTTCATTTAAATCTCCACAAGCTGGAGTTGAACCTGTTGAACCTTTAAAGATAGTTAGTATCAATCTAAAGAAAGATAAATCTGCATCTGATTCATCAGGTGTTCTTATAAAGAAAGGGCTTCTAGTTCTTATTATTGTACTCATAATTTTATATTGTCGTTAAATATTGCTTCAATCATCTCATCACTGTATTTGACTATTCCAGCTTCAAAAGGTTTTGTGAAGAACATAGTAGCTCTGATTCCTTTTTCTTTAATGCTTCTTGCTATTAAAAAAGAAAGTGATTTATTAGTGATGAATCTTCCTGTTTTTTTATCCCTTCCCTTTAATCCTCTAGTCTTGGCCCATTTAGTAATTGTTTTTGATGGCGGCTGTTTTGACTTGTATCTAAAAGGACTTCTTCTACTTTCTCTATATGTGCTTTTAGAACCTCTAACCCCTTTATCAATAAATTGGCCGTAATCTTCTGATTCAAAAGTCACTCTACTATCTTGAATGAAATATTCTAAACTATTATATAGTCTTTTAGTAGCATTGCTTCTTCTTTTAGTCAAATTACTTTTTGACTGCTGAATAACATACTTAGCATATTTTTCTAATACTTGATTAAATTGTCCCATTAGCAATAAGTCATTTCTGTTTTAGCTCCTATATCAAATGTAATTGCCCATCCAGCAAGTGCATTATCAAATCTTTCTTCAAACGGTTCACAGTTAGCTGGATTAACAAGTTCAAACTCATCTCTGTATATATCTGCTTTCTGTAATACTCTGATCACTCTAGTACCTAAAGCTATTTGTGTGTTCAATACATCTTGTGTATTGTCATTGCCTAAGAATAAACTTGTATCAGCTTCTTTTGAAACTTCTACTAAATCCATCACAAATAGAGTAACATTAAAAGTGATGTAATTATCATTGATAGTGGCATTGTTTACCATTATATGAGCAAGTGGAAAAATGCTTTGTTTCTTTAAATCAATATCAGATATATCTCCAAATGTTACTGTGCTATTAAATGGTTCTGCATTGACCACTGTTTTAATCTTATCTATTATGTTGTAAAAACTTTTCATTGTATTTGTTTTATATATAGTGGTGCATGCTGCCCTAGTTCTTCTTCTATAAATTCTTCCAGCCAGTCCATAGCTTCGTCAAATTCTGCGTTATCTCTTTTTATTATTAAGTCCAAACACTTCCAATAGTCATAAACAACCTTAATAGGTTTAGTTGCAGTAACACCTAGAAAAGCATCTTCAAAGCCATCAGCAAGAATTATGTATTCATCCTTTTGGAATAAATCTCTATCCATTATTTCTTCTAATATTTCTTGCCTTGTCATTTCTTACTATTAGATTTTATCATGTGTGCTTCTAGTTCGTATTTGTCCTTTTCAAATGATAAGTGCTGTAAGCATTGATGTAATCTTAGTTTAACAACCTCATCTAATTTTCTAATATCTCCATTGGCCAGTCCGTAAATAGATTGATACCATCCCCACTTTTGAGCAAATCCTTGAGTTTTTGAGAGATGGTTTCCTCCTTCTGATTCACCAAATAGTTCAGTATATGTTTCTGTAATTCGTTTCTTAAATTCCAAAAAAAAACAACTGAGCCAAAAACTACATCTAAAGTCATGTTCCTTAAATCGTATTTACCTGAACCTTCATAATCACTTATTAAATACTTTTCTTTCTTCTTGTATGTAACAGGCCTAAATAAAACAGTCATTGCTTTGTGCATTGTCTCCCATTTAGGTAAATAAGAATCTAAGTCAATATATTCTCCAAAGCTCATTTCATCTAGCTTAGGTATAAATCCAAATTCTATTTCATCCAGTTTGAACATTGTTACTAGCTTAGGTTTTTCTTCAAATACTTTTGCTATGTCGTTAGTGATAGTATCAACATCACTTGCTTTAATCATTAGCACTTGCTTTAAGGTTATGTTGCAAAATATTTCAATCATCTTTTGCTGTAAGAATGGAGTTATCTCTTTTCCTTCTGCAACCTTTAACCACTGTTGGTATTGTCCAAGTGTTATTTCATTTAGCTTTTCAGGTATAGTTATTTCGAGCTTCATTATTATTAATCCGTTTTAATAGTTAAATTGATATACACGTTTTAGTATAAATAATATTTTCCTCTGTTTGGGTTTTCTAAAACCATCATCATGACATATCTAGCTGCATCAATAGCATGGTCTCCTGTTAATGGATTTGGTTTTTGTAAAGTGTTGCCTTGTTTATCTTTCATCCATACATAACCTTCTAATTCTTTTTTTAAGTTCTTGCTTCTATGTGTTACAAATACTTTATTCTGATTGATGAGGTTAATTCCATATACAATAGAATCGCGACCTTTAGCAACTGGAAATACATCTATTCCGCTAAGTCTTATTTCTGCAATTGATTTAGGTTCTGCTGAATCTGCATATATGTTGCAGTTGATGTTATTGTTTTTAATGAAGTTGGAAATATCCCTGTTTAACATTCCTGTTCTATATAGCACCTCATCAAATATGTAAGTATCATTGTACTTGTAAAGATTTACTATTGAAGTTGAATCTACTGTATAACCAAAATCAAGTCCTGCTCCTACTAGCTTTGCTTCATTAGGTACTTCTTTTATTTCTTTCCAGTCAGGAATGCAAGCACCTTCTAATTGTCCTACTTCTCCTAAACCGTAAACCCTCCACCAGTTTTTCCAATAGCTAGAAGTCTTTGCTTTGTCTTTTGCTTTTTCAATTTCTTTAACTATTGATTCAGGCAATGATTCATTGTCTTTGTAAGTAAGTGTAATAAAATCTGTATCAGGTTGTCCTATTAGTTCTTTGTCTACCCAAAACAAGGATGTTGGATTGTAGTCCAGCCAAATGTTACCTGAGGTTCTTATTGCTAGCTGTTGGTAAGCATCAAATGGAACATTGTTACACTCATTGATATAAAGGTCTGTTCTTCTTGCTCCTCTTAGTTTATCAGGTTGGTCCGTTGAAAAGAATTCTATATATGAACCATTACTGAATTGATATTTTAAAGTACTTCTATTGAACTTTTTTTCTCTGTATCTGTTTAGTGCTTTTAATATTGCAATGAAGTCTTTTAAAGCTCCCCTTCTTAGATGAGGTATTGATTCAGATACTACACTAATTTCTTTGTTGTCATTGTTGCAAGCATACGATATAAGAATAAGAAGTATTGCAATTGTTTTGCCAGCAGATGTTCCACCTCTTACAATTCTAGTTCTTGAATCTAGCTTTCTAAGTTTTAGAACTGTTGTAGTGCTTTTATAGTTCATCTATAAATAATGGTAAATCCCTATCTACGTTTATATCCTTAGTTTCCACTGGCTTGCCATACCTTCTATCCATGTATATAGAAATAGCTCTTAAATCTCCTTTTTGGATTAATTCTTTTAGCTTTTCAATAACCTCATCTTGATTGATGATATTATCTAGTCTTTCTATTAATTTAGCTTCATCTGCTTTCTTTGGCCTTCCAGCTCCAGCTCTTACTCCTCCATGTCCCATAACTTGATTTTTTGTTGTTTATTCAAATATTATTTCTTCATTAGGTAAGGGTGCTTCTACATTAAACCACTCTCTTAGAAACTGCCTACATTGATTGTGAAAGTCTTCTTGTTCTATTGTTGTGTTTTGTGTAGTTGATTTAGGTATTTTGATTATTTCTCCTGTTCTGTAATTAGCTTTTTCTTCACATAGAAACATTGTCTTGTACATGTTATGTGTTTTCTCAACTCCCCAAGTTTCTCCCCATTCGTTTTTAATAGCTTGTATTGTTAGTGGAACTATTACAGCGAAGTAGTAAGCATTCTGTTGGTTGCTACGATAGTAATTATCTTTTCTAAGTACTAATTCAACTCTTTTGCCTTCAAACTGGCTTAAAGCTGTTGCAATCCTTTCAGTGTTTAGAATAAGCTTACCGTCTTTAACCTTTGATATAATCTTAATGCTTTTCAAGTGTTCCTATCATTAGTTTGATAAATGTTCTTTTAATGATTCTTTTTCTAATCTTCCTTAGTTTCTTTCTTCTTCCTTTTTCCATAATGTGTTCTAATTTTAAAACCTAAGTCTGCATCATTTGGATATATTGCACATAGTAGACTTAAGTCATTTGCTATGTTGTAGTTTTGTTTCTTCATTTTTTATTTCCTTTTCTTGTTGTTTTAGATACTCTCTTAGCTTTACTTCTATTATCTTTCGCACTTTTCGCATATTCTTTGTATAGTTTATTAATTGTATTGTATAAGTCTTTTACGCATGAACCGCATGATGAAGGTTCTTTTCTTTCATTGAACACTCTATTGAAAATAGATAGCATCATGGTTTGTTCATCTCTTGATATTACTGAACGGTATGTGTTGAAGTAATCATCACACCATAAATATTCTTCTTCTGTTAAGCACTCTTTTGTTTTATAAGGGAATAACCTGTTTAGTTTGTGCCTTCTTTCTTCACATCCGCAGTCATCTCCAAATACTTTTTTAACAGCTTTCTTGATTCCTGTTTTGGTAGTGATTTTATCTACTGTGTCTCCTAGTCCTTTACTTTTCATTTATTTTTTTTTTTATTTCTTCTTTACATTCTTTAACTGTTTTACAAACTACCTTGTAACTAATCTTAGTTGCTTCTGATAGTTTTCTAATAGATTGAAACTTCTTTGAATAGAGCTTAAACATCTTTTTATGAAACCATGTAAGGCCGTCTATTACGTTATCTATGTTTTCAAAAAATTCTGCTTCACTCTGTGTTTTCTTATCTTCTACATCTCCAGTAATTGGAAAAGTTGGTTTTTCTGTTCTGTGTATATGTACTACTAAATCATGCAATGTTGTATAGACAATACCGTAATGCGGCTTGCCTTCTATTATTATATCCGCAGGAACTAGCTTATTGTTCCTCATTTTTTCATAAATTTTTACGTACATGCTTTGCACAACATCTTCTGCACTGTTGATTCTATACAATGGAAGCATTTTATCTGCCATCATTAGCCACGTTGCATGCTTTCTATATAATGCGCTTAACACTTCTTCTTTAGTCATTTTTATTTAATGCCTTATATTTTTGAATAACTTCTAATAGGTAGAGCTTATCCCATTTGTAGCGTGACTTTCTAGCCATCTGTACATTGAGCGTGATCTTGTCAAATCTTTCTTGACCTATTTTGTTAATTAAGTTTTGTTTATAAGGGATGAGGTTTCCTGAAAAGAAGTAGTTGCATCTTTTACATTGACCATGTACGTTGTCAGGATTAAACCTAACTGTTGGGTTGTTGCCAGCACTATAAAAATGTCCAGCTTGTAAGGTGGTGTATTTACCACAGGAGATACAGGGGTTGTCCTTATCTCTATTGCGGATGTATTTGTGAAAATGAGTAACAGCAATCTTTTTAAGCTGTGCTACTGATTTCTTTTTAAGTGTTTCTAATGTTGCCATCACTATGTGAGTGATGTCTAAGCAGTTACTAAATTATTAATTATAATTATTTCTTTTTTAAGTTTTAATTTAGATTTATTAACATTATTGTTTAATAATTTGAAACACCTTACAAATACATATCCCAAGTGCTATTGCTGCAACATGGGATATTATTAAATAATTATAGAAGTCCATTAAAATATTCTTAATTGTTGTTTATGTTGTGTTATTCTTTTCATGGCCGCGTTGTAATAATCTTTGTCTAGTTCACAAGCAGTTAAATCATAACCTAAATTGTGACAAGCAATAGCTATTGAGCCACTTCCAAGATGTGTGTCAAGTATTTTATCTCCTTCTTTCGCAAAGTTCATCAAACAATAATCATATAGTTGAGGTGGTTTTTGTGTTGGATGAAATTTCTCGCTTTTGTTTCTATATGCACTATATCTAAACATATTATTTGCACCTTTAAAAGAAGTCCAAGCATATTCACAATCACTAAAACTCAAACCTTTTGGTATTTCTTTATCCCATATAATAAACTTTCCACAAGGAGGTAAATCAAAATAATTACCCCCCCAAATTATTTGATTTTTACTTACTCTAAACAATTCTTTAAAATACTGCTCACTTGGTATATCACTATCCCAATCTTTAGCTTTCCATTTTCTATTTTTAGCTTTACTTGCTTTTGGCGTGTTACCTATTCCCATATTCATATTAGCAATATCTATTCCATAAGGAGGGTCTACTATAGCAAGGTTAAAGTAGTTATCTTCATACCTTGACATTAAAGCTATATTATCTTCATTGGATATATTCATTAGAATGGCAAATCAGTTTCTTCTCCTACTGGATTAAGCTCTTTTTCTGTTTCTTGGTCTAGCTTTTGAATTCTCCAGCAGTCAATACTTGTGTAGTATTTATTATTCCATTCATTAGAACTTGCATTGATATGAAATTCATAAACATGCTCTAGTTCAAGTCTTTTAGTTAAATCTATATTGTCTTGGTGAAATTCAATACATAGTGCTGATTTATAGTTTTTGTTTTGGTCTATAATAACTTCACATTTATTAAATTCCTTTTTTGTTTTTTCGTTTGTAAAGGTTTGTACTTTATTTATTTTCTTTACTGTTCCTACTATTATTGTGTTCATTGTTTTGTTTTTATTTGTTTAAAATTGTTTATGTTCTTGGTGTTGTCTCATTGTTATTTCTGCTCCTAGATTCATTCGTTCGTTTAAATGGTCTCTGAATATTGATAACAGTTTTGGAGGATTAAGGGATTGATAAAGGTTTCCGCATTTACCAATTGCAATGTTTTTAAATACTAGCTTTAAATCTGATATGTTAAGCATGTAAAATTCTTCTAGTATTACTCCAGCAGTAAAATTTATTTGTGCTTCATTCATTGGTTTGCTTAGGTTTAATAGTTCGTTTAGTTCTATTAGTTGTAGTTTAATGAAGCTCAAAGTCTTTTCTTCTCCCTCATCTTTTCTAATCTTAGCAAGTGAAGGCAGTCTGCTTAATATGCAGTCTTCAATCTTAACAATAGGTTTATTGCTTGATATTATTAATGAGTTGTCTTTTGAGTTCTTCATTATATTGTACTTGGTTGTTTTTATTTCCATTTGTTCTAGGGGTTTGAGGTTTAAATACACCTTTATATCCATTAGCCATTGAATAATGAATTGCTTCTGTTGCTTGGTGTTCTGTTGTAAAATCTTTTGATAGTTGCTTTAAAAAAGCTTGTTCTGTTTTAGCAGACTTATATTTAAAATTGTGCTGTTCTTTTTTGTAATCCATCCATATCTTAATGGTTTCTTTAAATGTTGGAGTGTTAAAAGGATAAACTAACTTTTCTTTTTTACTTTTTTCTTTTATTATTATATCACTATCATTAACCCTTCCACTATCACTATCACTATCACTATCGGCATGTTTGGTATCGTTTGGCATGCGGTCGGATGCGGTCGCATTCTTTTTATACCATCGCTTACGTGCGTTTTCTGAGTTTTTCTCACATAAAGCAACGTATTTTTTAAGGTCTCTTTTAAATGTTTGCTGTATTGGTGCAAATGCTACTTTAAGAAGTAAATCATCAATTACAGGGTTTTCATCATTTACGTAAGCAAATATTAATTTAATGAGTTGTCCAGCTTTATCATCAGGTAACTGATTAAACAGTGCTTGCTGGTCGCAGTATAATATGAATGATTTTTTGTCTTTAGCCATTGTATCTTTCTTTGTGTACTTTGTTAAA